CAACCAAAAAAACGAGGCAGACCGCCAATTCAAGACGCAGATTATAATTCTGCGAGAGCAAGAAAAATGGAAGCCGATGCACAGTTGGCTGAACTGGAACTGCTAAAAGCGAAGGGCAATCTTGTCGCGGCGGGTGATGTTCAGGGTGCGTGGGTGGATGTACTGGGGGCAATGCGTGGGAAGTTGCTGGCGATGCCAACAAAACTTGCGCCGTTGATCGCAACCGAAACAGAAATCGGGGTGATCCAAAGTTTAATCGAAGAAGCAATCAGGGAAGCACTGGATGAATTATCATCTTACCAACCACACATCGACGCCGGAAGCGCGGCAGTCACTTCAAGAGGTAGTGACGCAAGCGATGGCGGTGCTAAAGCCGCCGCCACGCCTAAGCGTAAGTCAGTGGGCAGACCACGAAAGGCGACTGTCATCCGAGAGTAGCGCGGAAGCAGGGAAGTGGCACACAACACGCGCCGAATATCAGCGCGGCATAATGGACGCCATCAGCGACCCACATATTCGCGACGTTGTTGTGATGGCTGGCGCACAGGTTGGCAAGACCGAAGCGTTGTTGAATTGTGTCGGTTATCATATCGCGCACGATCCGTCGCCCATCTTATGTATCCAACCGACGTTGGATATGGCGCAAGCGTTTTCTAAAGACCGCCTTGCCCCGATGTTGCGTGATACGCCAGCCCTACGCGGCAAGGTCAAAGACCCACGAAGCCGCGACGCCAATAACACGACAACGCACAAGGTTTTCCCCGGCGGTCATATCTCAATGGTTGGTGCTAATTCTGCGGCTGGTCTTGCGTCGCGTCCGATCCGTGTTGTGTTATGTGACGAAGTTGATCGTTATCCAGCATCAGCCGGGAGCGAGGGCGACCCGATCCAACTTGCGCGAAAACGTTCGGCGACGTTCTGGAACAGAAAGATCGTTCAGGTTTCGACCCCGACAAACAAAGGCGCATCACGCATCGAAGCATCGTTCGAAGAAAGCGACAAGAGACGTTTCTTCGTGCCGTGCGAAGATTGTGGCGAACATCAGACGTTAAAATGGTCAAATGTGCGCTGGGACAAAGATGAACCTGAAACAGCCCATTATGTTTGCGACGAATGCGGTTCTGTCTGGGATGACGGCGCACGATACCGCGCCATCAGAAAAGGCGAATGGAGAGCAACCGAAGAATTCAAGGGCATCGCCGGGTTTCATATTAGCGGCATTTATTCGCCGTGGACGCCGTTGGCTGATGCCGTTCGCGATTTCCTGTCAGCGAAGAAGATGCCCGAAACGTTGCGCGTTTGGACGAACGTTTATCTTGCCGAAAGTTGGGAAGATCAGGGCGAACGCGTTGATGATTATGCGATCGCAGAACGCGCCGAAGCGTTCGGGGATGCCCTGCCCGAAGACATTGTTTTGATCACCGCTGGCATCGACGTCCAGAACGACCGCTTCGAAATGGAGGTCGTCGGGTGGGGTCGCGAAGAAGAAAGTTGGTCGCTTGATTATAAAGTTATCTATGGCGACCCATCGACGCCGCAAATCTGGAATGATCTTGATCTTGCGCTGAAGCAACGGTTCAAGACAGAAGACGGACGCGAACTTGATATTCGCGCCGCCTGTATTGATAGCGGCGGTCACTACACGCAAGCCGTTTATAACTTTGTCAGGCCGCGTGAAGGTCGCCGCATTTTCGCCATAAAGGGGATGGCTGGGGAAAGCCGTCCGATTGCGTCAAGACCGACCAGAAACAACATCGGAAAGATCAGATTATTCACGTTGGGCGTTGACAATATCAAGGAATTGATTTTTAGCCGTTTAAAGATTACAATGCAGGGTGCAGGGTTCTGTCATTTCCCTGATGACCGTCCAGATGAATACTTCAAGCAGTTGGCGGCATCAGAAAAAATTGTCACGAAGTTCCACAAGGGTTTCCCCCGACGTGAGTTCGTGAAGACCAGAACCCGAAATGAAGCGTTGGACTGCCGGGTTTATGCGATAGGGGCATTGGCTATTTTGAACACGAACTTGAACACACTGGCAGATCGCAAAGCGCATCAAGTGGCGCAACCGTCAAACGACGCGCCGAAACAATCACAGCCACGCCGCCCAAACACGCGCGGCGGTTTTGTTAATGGGTGGCGTTGATGGCAAATCTTTTCGACAATGAAAACGCGCCGAACCGCGAACCCGATGCTTTGGTCATCGGTGATCGGCGCGTTTGGCGAAAAGAAAACCTTGGCGTTGACTATCCGTCAACGGCGTATAGCGCAAAATATGTTTCACGTCGCCAAAGCGGTGGCGGTTCACATGAATTTCAGGTTGATGGCGTTGCTGACGGCGACGATTATCTTTTCACAATCACAAGCGTCGACAGCGCAGACTTCGACCCCGGTCATCATCATTGGCAATTAGAGATCACACGCACAAGCGACAGCGAACGGATTGTCGTTCAAACTGGTTCTTGGGACATCATCAGCGATCTTGACAACAACGTTGACCCACGGTCACACGCTGAAATAATGGTCGATAAGATTGAAACCGTTCTTCAGGGTCGTGCTGATGCCGATGTTCTTTCATATTCTATCAACGGTCGTTCGCTTTCTAAAATGTCCCCGACAGAACTTGTTGAATGGCGTGATTATTACCGCCGCGAAGTTGTTCTTGAACATAAAGGCGATCATGTCAGAAATGGCAAGAAGCACGGCGGCACGATTAAAGTGAGGTTTTAGCGATGGGGCTTTTTGATTTCCTGAAACGCGGCGAAGACGCCAAACCAAAGAAATCGGGTCGTCGATCCTATGCCGCCGCAAGGGGTGGTCGCCTTTTCGGTGATTTCATCGATAGCGGCAACACTGCCGACAGTGAACTTCGCTTCACGCTTGAGGTTATGCGAAACCGTTCGCGTGAATTGGTTCGCGACAACGAATTCGCAAAGCGTTATATGAACCTTTTGAAGACCAACATCGTTGGCGACAAGGGCTTCCAACTTCAGGTCAAAGCGAGAAATGACGATGGAAAACTTGATGCGTCGGGCAACACAATCATTGAAAACGCTTGGAAACGCTGGGGCAGATTGGGTTCGCCAACTGCCGATGGACGTATGTCTTGGTATGACGCTCAACGTCTTGTGATCGAATCCCTTGCGCGTGATGGCGAAGTCTTTATCAAAAAGGTCACTGGCGCAAAATATCGTGACGGTTTCGCGCTTCAGTTCTTAGAAGCCGATATGGTTGACGATCGCAAGAATGAAGTTCTGCCGAACGGCAATCAGATCAGAATGGGCATCGAACTTGATAAAGCGCACAAGCCGATTGCATATTATGTCCTGACATCGCATCGCGGCGATCGTTATTATAACGCGGCGCATAAAGAAAAGCATATCCGCGTTCCGGCTGAAGAAATGATTCACGTCTTCATGCCGAACCGCACCCATCAAACACGCGGCGAACCATTTATGGCGGCGGCAATGTCAGCGATGAAAATGCTTCACGCCTATCGTGAAGCGGAAGTCATCGCGGCACGGATTGGCGCATCAAAGATGGGCATCATCACCACGCCAACAGGTGATGACTTCGTTGGTGAGGGTCTTGAAAACGATTATCAGCCAGTTATCGATGTTGAACCGGGTGCGTTCCATCAGTTGCCAGCAGGGTTCGGGATGGAAATGTTCGACCCGAAACATCCAACAACAGGCTTCGGCGAGTTTGAAAGCGCAATGTTGCGCGGTGTTGCTTCTGGTCTTAACGTTTCATATGCGTCGCTTTCTAACGATTTATCGTCAGTCAATTATTCATCTATTCGTCAGGGTGCGCTTGACGAACGTGATGGTTATCGTGCGCTTCAAATGTTCATGATCGAACACTTCATCGAACCTGTTTTCCGCGCTTGGCTGTCAAGCGCAATGTACTTTGGCGGTATTCCTATCCCATCAGGCAAATATGACAAGTTCAGCGACAACGCGTTTTTCCGTGGTCGTGGTTGGAACTGGGTCGATCCATTAAAAGAAATCAACGCGGCTGTCGTTGGCATTCAGAACGGCGTTCTGTCGATGCAAGATGTGGCGGCAACATATGGTCGCGACGTCGAAGAAACATTCGCGCAGATTGCGCGTGATAAAGAAATGGCGGCACAGTTCGGCCTTTCAATGGCGTTCGAACCGTTCGGTCAGAAGTTCCCAACCGATCCAATAGTTGAAGGCGGTGACGATGGCGACGTATAAAGGCGAAGAAATCGATCTGAAACCAACCGAAGCGATGGCAGAAGAAGCGCAACGCGGTTTGGATTGGCGCAAAGAACACGGTCGCGGTGGGACTGAAGTTGGCGTGGCGAGAGCAAGACAACTTGTGAACCGTCAGGAACTTTCAGCCGATACCGTTAGGCGGATGGTTTCTTATTTTGCGCGTCATGAAGTTGATAAAGAAGGCGAAGGGTTCAGCCCCGGTGAAGATGGTTATCCGTCAGCCGGGCGGATTGCTTGGGCTTTGTGGGGCGGTGACGCTGGCAAGTCTTGGGCGAACGGCAAAGATCGAACGCTTGACCGCATTGATGAAGACCAAACACGCGCACTAGAAGATGAATTTTCGGAATCGACCCTGAAGGGTTTGCAGAACAAAGTTGATGAACACAATGAAGAACACGGCGACAAAAAGGGAAAGCGCGTTACTATGCGAATGCTTGCCGCTGTCTTCAAGCGCGGCGTTGGTGCATATAAAACCAATCCGTCATCCGTCAGACCTTCCGTATCAAGCCCCGAACAATGGGCGATGGCGCGGGTCAATTCTTTCTTATATGCGGTCAGGAATGGGAAGTTCCGTTCCGGCAAGCATGACACTGATCTTCTGCCTGATGGTCATCCATTAAAAAGCGAAGAAGAACGCGACATTGATCAAAACATTGATTTCGGTCATAATGTCGAGAACGAAACCAATGGAGATGGTGAAATGGATAAGCGTCACATCGTTGATGTACAGGAAACCGATGACGCTTATGTCATCACTTTTGCGAAGCCGCATGAAGAAACTATGGAAGAAAGCGGCGATGATAAAGATATGGAACAACGTCCATATCATGACGAAGAAGAAGAACGCGTGGATCGCGCTGATCTTGTTCATCGTGCTATGGATATGGATGATTCTGCTATTGATGAAGAAAATCGCACTGTTCGGGTCGGTGTTTCTTCTGAAGAACCTGTGAAGCGCGAATTTGGTATGGAAGTTATCGACCACACCAAAGAGAGCATGAACCTTGAATTCTTGAATTCAGGTCGTGCGCCGTTGCTTCTGGATCATGATATGGAACGTCAGATTGGCGTTGTCGAATCTGTTGAACTTGATGAAGATGCGCGTCGTTTACGCGCAATGGTTCGCTTCGGAAGGGGTGAACTGGCTTCGGAAGTGTTCAACGATGTGACGGATGGCATCCGTCAAAACATTTCGGTCGGTTATCGTTTAGATGGCAAGATCGAACGTGAAGACGATGATGAAGAAATTTATCGCGTCCGCACAACCCCAATGGAAATTTCAATCGTTTCAATCCCTGCGGATCAGTCAAGTCTTGTCGGTGTTGGGCGGTCGGATTCCGAAACCTTAATACACGCAACCCCAATTTCAGAACAAGGAGATAATGATATGTCTGAAATCGATCTTGACGTGGTTCGGGCGGAAGCCGCCAAAGCCGCGACTAAAAACGCCAAGGAGATTATGACCCTTGCGCGTAAACACAACAAAGCAGACCTTGGCGAAGACGCCATCGGTCGTGGCGCATCAATCGACGAATTCCGTGGCGAACTTCTGGACGTCATCGGCAACGAGCCGCTTGAAGCCCCAGCGCACGTTGTTGACGCCCCTGTTAAGGAACAGCGTCAATATTCAATCGGCAAGATGATCCGCGCACAGGCAACTGGCGACTGGTCTGATGCTGGTCTGGAACGTGAAATGCACGAAGAAATCATGAAGAACACTGGCAAAGCCGCTCGCGGTTTCTATGTTCCTGATTTCGCATTCCGCGCTGGCGCACTGTCAACAGCCGCAACTGGTGCTGTCGCAACTGAGAACGTGACCGACAACTTTGTCCCAACCGTTCACCGTGGCGATATGTTCATTGAAGCACTTCGTTCAAAGCAAGTTATGTCAGCACTTGGCGTTACTTATATGGGTGGCTTGACCAACCGTATTAAGATGCCAAAGATTGCAACAGGCGCAACTGCTGGCTTCGTTGAAGAACTTGGTGACGTTTCTGATCAGTCACAAACTGACGGTTCAGTTGACCTTCAGCCACGCACCCTTGGCGCATATGTCGATATTTCACGCTTGCTGATGAAAGAAAGCGTTCCAGCGATCGATCAGATCGTTCAGGACGACCTTCTTCGTTCAGTTGCCGATCGTATCGAATATCATGCGATCAACGGTTCAGGTGCATCAGGCCAGCCAACAGGCATCCTGAACGCATCAGGCGTTGGTAATGTTGACATTTCAACAGACACAGACGTTGCCGCGTTGACTTGGGCTGACCTGACTGACCTTGTGAAGACTGTTGAAGATGCTGACGGCATCGTCAATGCTCAAACACTTGGCTGGTTGTCAAACCCGAAGGTCAAGGCAAAGATGGCAAACACAGTGAAGGTTGCTTCAACTGATTCCATTATGCTTCTGAACGATCCGTGGAACAGCATCTATGGCTACCGTGCAGAATTCACCACAAACGTTCCATCAAACCTGAACCCGGGTGATGGCGGTTCAGACGCTTCTGCGCTGATCTTCGGTGACTTCTCACAGTTGATCGTTGGTCTGTTTGGTGCGCCAGACATCATGATCGACGAAACAACAGGCGGCTTGGCTGGCACAACACGCATCATCATCCATCAGGATGTTGACGTTGCTGTCCGTCACGGTGCTTCATTCGCGAAGACTGATGAAGTTTCAACAGCCTAATTAAACAAACATTAGGGGAACGGTTTCCGTTCCCCTTCCCCTTATGAGGTGAAATCATGAAAGTTAAGATTTTAGAAAAGTGTTACACTGGGACGGTTGGCAATATGTTCGCTGGCGAAGAACACGATATGGATGATCGCATCGCTGAAAAGTTGATTGCGCGTGGTATGGCTGAACCAGCCAAAGCAAGCAAGCCAAAGAAAAGGGGCATTTCTCTTTCAGACCGCAAAGTGAAAGCCGATGAAATTGATGCGCCGGAAGGTGACTGATGGCAGTTGAAAGCGCAACAGATCGTGCGGTCTTCGTTGATGTCGATGACTTCGGCACGGCGGCAACCTACACACCGTCAGGCGGTTCAGCCGCCACGGTGAATGGCATCTTCGACAATGAGTTCATTGAAGTTGATGCTGGTGGCGGTGTCGGTGTTGCGCTTGTTCAGCCGCGTTTCCATTGTCGCACGGCTGATGTTTCTTCTGCGGCGGAAGGTGACGCCATCACGATCGACAGCGTTGCCTATACGGTGCGGATCGTTCAGGACGATGGCACAGGCATGACCGTCTTAATTTTGGAGCGTGATTGATGGCGCACGTCAGAAAGCAAATTCGCGATGCGATCGTCACGGCTGTCACTAACCTGACAACAACAGGGTCGAACGTTTTCCGTTCGCGCCTTTATCCGTTGGAAAGTTCGAAACTGCCCGGCTTGTGTATCTTCACAAGATCAGAGGCGGTCGAATTTGACACGCTTACAATGTCGCGGTCGATTAATCGCGTCTTAGATGTTATTATTGAAGGGTATGTCAGCGCAACGGCGAATTATGACAACACCCTTGATCAGATCGCGGTCGAGGTCGAAGAAGCCCTTGCCGCCGATGTAACGCTTGGGGGCTTGTCAAAAGATTTGCAAGTCACGGCGTTTGAAGCCGATTTTTCTGCGGATGGCGATCAGCCAGTTGCAGTTGGTCGGTTCACCGTGACGGTTCAATATAGAACCGCCGAAAACGATGTTGAAACTGCCGCATAGGAGATTTTATTATGGCAACTTTCAAGGGCAATGATGGCACGGTGAAATCCGGTTCAAACGCCATCGCTGAAATCATTTCGTTCACCGTTGATGAAACTGCGGACACAATCGAAACAACCACAATGGGCGACACTGCGAAATCATACGTTGCTTCATTCACTGACGCGACAGCGACCGTTGAAACATATTTCGACGACACTGACACAAGCGGTCAGGGTTCATTCACTGTTGGTTCATCTGTGACGGTCAACTTCCAAATGGAAGGTGACACAACTGGCGACCATCTGCTGTCAGGCACAGCCCTGATCACTGGTCGTTCAATCGGTGTTTCCGCCGATGGTATCAACACTGCGACTTACTCAATGCAGATCACTGGTGGTCTGACAGAAGGCACAGTCACTTAATAGGAGAATAGATCATGTCACTGGGGCAAATGATCGCTGAAAGAAGAAACCGTCAACGGCGCGTCATCGAAGTCAATGAGTGGGGCGAAGATGACCGTCCGTTGATGTTGTATTCTTCATCAATTACAGCCGGGGATTTGAAAAAAATCCAGCGCAAACACAAAAACTTTCTCAATGAAATGTCAATCGACGGAATGGTTGACCTTATCATCATGAAAGCCGAAGATAGTGAAGGCGCAAAACTTTTTACGCTTGAAGATAAAGTTCATCTGATGGGCGAAGAAATCGGTATCATCTCAAAGGTCGCTGAACAAATGTTTGGCGATGTTGTGACGGTAGAGGAAGCGGAAAAAAACTAAAAGACGATCCGTTAAGATTGACAGTTTTATCTTTAGCGGATCGGCTTAATAAGACACAAGCGGAGATTGACGACCTTACGCTGTCAGAAATTTACGAATGGATTGCATTTTTTAAGGTGACAAACGATGGCAACAAAACCCCTTAATTTTAAAATTGTCGCCGTTGACCTTACTAGAAAAGCATTCAGGTCGCTTTCTAGGTCATTAGGCGTCGCACGGAAGGCTTTGTTTAGTTTCAAGGCTGGGATTGTTGCGGCGGTTGGTGCTGGTGGCCTTGGCCTTTTGGTCAAGTCTTCGCTTGATAGCATCGACAGGATTTCGAAATTATCAAGAACCCTTGGCGTTTCGGTCAAGGATTTGCGGAAACTTGAACTGGCGGCAGAACTTTCTGGCGTTCAGTTGGAAACCCTTGCGCGTGGTTTTAGAACCTTAAACAAGGGAATGGTTGATTTCGTCGCTGAAGGCACTGGCGAAGCGGCTGATGCTTTTGGTCGTCTTGGCATTACATCGCAAGAACTTCGGGAGACAATGGGCGATCAGTTCAAGGTCTTGCAACTTGTCGCAAAGCGTTTTGATCAAGTTGAAAACAGCGCGGTCAAATCTTCTATTGCTCAAGAACTGTTTGGCGGTCGTGCATCAGAAATGATGCTGATCCTAGAAGATGGCGGCAAAGAACTTGAAAAGATAAGTCAGCAAGCGCAAGACTTCGGGCTTGTTATGTCAGCCGCATCTGCGCGTGGTGTCGAGAATGCGAACGATGCGTTCACGCGCCTTGGTTCAATCTTTAAAGGTCTTCGAGACAATATCACTTCAGCACTTGCGCCAGCACTGCAAGAACTTGCGGATCAGTTGACTGAAACGCTGAAGAATATGGTCGAGGACGCTGGCGGCTTCCAGAAGTTTGCGGAAGGCTTGATTGTAAGTCTTTTGCAATTTATGAAAGAAGCGACATTAGGGATCATTAAATTTCTTAAAGAAATGGCGGCGCGTTTGGCACATTTCTTTGATTTGTTAAGCGCGTTTAGTGATACAGCGAAAGAAGCCGCCGCAAGTTTTAGAGAGTTCGAGAAGCAACGCATCGGTGTTTCTGTATTTTTTGACGGTCTGATTTCAAGGGTTCAAAGCGCATCAGAAGCATTTGAAGACTTAAGTTCAGGTGTTGATAATAATAATGATGATTTAAACAAGGGTAAAACTGCACTTCAAGAATATGCTGACGCGGCAAAGTCTGCGAAACTAGATATTCAAGAATTTGCGGTTCAGGGTCTTAAAGGCCTTGAAGATGCGCTTGTCGGTGTCGTTATGAAGACTTCAAGCATGAAAGATGCGTTCAAAGCGATGGCATCATCGATCATTAAAGATTTAATTCGTATTCAAATACAACGGTCAATAACCGGACCGATTGCTGATGCTCTGGGCGGTTTCCTAGCCCCAACAACAACACCAAAAGCAATGGGCGGTCATGTTTCCGCGAACAGACCTTATGTAGTGGGTGAAAGAGGCCCGGAACTTATGATACCGGGTGCGTCAGGCACAATCATCCCAAACAATAAAATCGGCGGCGGTGGCGTTGTTGTTAATCAGACCATCAACTTGTCAGCCGGGGTTTCACAAACTGTTCGCGCTGAAATCATGCAGTTGATGCCACAGATTGCAGAAAACACCAAGGCGGCGGTTGTTGATGCAAGGCGTCGTGGTGGTTCATTTGCGGCGGCATTTTAGAGGTTAAACAATGGCTATTTCCTATCCCTTAACACTGCCAACGGCATCAGGCATCGCGCAGATTAACCTTCGCGCAGTGAATTCAGTTTCGATTTCAGAAAGCCCCTTCACGTTCAAACAGCAAGTGATCGAACACACTGGTCAACGATGGGAAGCGGAAGTCTCAATGCCGCCGATGCAACGCGCGGATGCGGAACAATGGATTTCGTTTCTTGTGTCGCTGGCTGGTGTCAAGGGAACTTTTCTATTGGGCGACCCCAGCGCATCAACGCCACGCGGTTCAGCGTCAACAACGCCCGGGACGCCAGTTGTAAATGGCGCAAGTCAGACTGGCGCAAGTTTGACGATCGATGGATGCCCCGCGTCAGCGACAGGTTATTTGAAGGCTGGCGACTATATTCAGTTGGGTGGCGGTTCTTCTGCAACGCTTCACAAGGTTTTGACTGATGTCAATACTGACGCATCGGGTCAGGCTTCGCTTGATCTTTGGCCTTATCTGCGAAGCGCACCAGCAGATGATGCGACGATTATTGTTTCCGATGCAAAGGGTCTTTTCCGTCTGGCATCAAATCAAACAGATTGGTCGATCAACAACGCGTCTATTTATGGCGTGACGTTCCCGGCAATAGAGGCGATTGTATGAGCAGAACTCTTTCTGATGGCATTGTCAGTGTTTTAACGGCTGAAGCAATCCAGCCGTTTTTCGCTGTTCGCCTTTTTTTTGACACACAAACGCTAAACTTTTGGACAGGTCTTGGCGAATTAACAGTCAATGATGTGACCTATACTGGCACAGGTCAGTTGTTGCAGATCAGTCAATTACAAGAAACCGCCGAAATATCTGCGAAGGGTGCGACAATTACGCTTTCGGGGATACCTTCGAACCTTATTTCACTTGCGTTAAGCGAACCTTATCAGGGTCGTGTTTGTGAAATCTATTTCGGCGCAATCGATGCGAACCGTGTTTATCTTCAAGATGAAGATGGCAATTACATCTTGAACGAAGATTCAAGCCGTATCGACATCAGCACAGGCGACCCGAACGACATCGTTCAGGTTTTTAGCGGATATATGGATCAAATGAATATTGATGAAGGCGCGGAAACATCAACCATCGGCCTTGCTATTGAAAGCAAGTTGATCGATTTAGAGCGTCCACGCGTTTTCAGATATACCGACGCAAATCAAAAATCTAGGTTTCCGACTGACAAAGGTTTCGAGTTCGTCGAAGACTTGCAGGACAAAAGGTTCAACTGGGGACGTGGTTAATGTTTCACGACTGGGACATCAGACTGGCGAATTACGTTGATAGCGTCAGCGATAGGGGCTTCAACTGGGACGGCTTTGATTGTCTTCATTTTGTGAACGGTGCGGTTGCCGCACAACGCGGTGAAGGTTTTGCCGATGAATGGCTTGGCGAATGCAAATGCAATAAAACGGCATATAAGCACTATAGAACGATGATGAAGCGGTTCGGGCATGAAACTGCCGTCGAAGCACTTGATGCGCGTCTAAGACGCCACAAATCGCTTGCACCGATGCGTGGTGACGTCGTGGGGCGTCATGATCCTGACAATTCTGTTGTTGGCGTTTCGCTTGGCGTTGCCATTAGTGACTTAATTGCGTTTGTCGGGCATAATGGTCTGGTGTTTAGCAAGCCCGATCCTGATGATATTTTTTGGTCAATAACATGAAATTTCTTTTCATTATAACATTCATTCTTATGGCCTTTCCGGTCTTAGCCGATCCTGTAACGATTGCCGTTGCCGCCGCCGCCGCAGGCGGTGCAACAGCGATCGCGGTTTATACCGGGGCGATCGTTGCTTCTGCGGCTCTTGGCTATTTCGCAATGAATTTTGCCATCACGGTTGGCCTGTCTTACTTGTCATCAGCACTTGCGCCGAAACCAAAACAGGCTGGCGCATTTAGAACTGAAGCAGGGTATCAGGTCGCTGGCGTTGGTGCGGCACAAGATCATGCCATCATCTATGGTCAAACAAGATGTGGCGGCGTGATCGTCTTCAAAGAAGCGACCGACAATAATAAATTTCTTCATTTGGTTGTGGCTATTGCCGGGCATGAATGCGAAGAAATAACAAGCGTTTATCTAAACGATGAAGTGTTGACGCTTGATGGCGATGGCAACGCGACTGCGCCGTCAAAATATAACGGTTATGTTCGGGTCATTAAGCATCTTGGCACAGATGATCAGGTTGCCGACGCAACATTGATTTCAGAGTCGGACGGTCTTTGGACTACGGATCACAGATTGCAGGGCATTTGTTATGCTTATATCCGCTTGCAGTTCAACGCCGACAGTTTCCCCAACGGCGAACCCGCAATCAGTTTCTTAGTAAAGGGCAAAAAGGTTTATAATCCAAACACAGAAACAACCGCTTGGTCAGAAAATTCTGCGCTTTGCTTGCGTGATTATCTTGTGTCGGATTATGGTTTAGCGACCGACGATATTGACGACACACTTTTCGCATCTGCCGCAAACGTATGTGACGAAAACGTTTCGCTTGCGGCTGGCGGCACAGAAAAGCGTTACACAACCAACGGCACGTTCGTCACAAGCAGTCAGCCAAAAGACATTATCGACGATTTGCTTCGCGCTATGGGTGGCACAATCTGGTATGCACAAGGCAAATGGCGCATCAAGGCGGCGGCGTACACGACGCCGCTTGTTTCATTTAACGAAGATGATTTACGTTCAGGGATCAAAATCCATACACGCCATTCACGCCGAGACAACTTCAACACTGTTCGCGGTGTTTTCCGCGGTGCAGAAACAAACTATCAGACCAGTGATTATCCTGAAATAACATCAACAACATTTGTCGAAACCGATGGTGGTGACAAGAACGTTATTGATTTTGATCTGGGGTTCACAAACACATCAACACGCGCACAGCGCATCGCAAAGATCGCGCTTTACAGAAACCGCGAACAGTTAACTGTTTCTGCGGCGTTTGGCATGAAGGCGTTTCAGGTTCAGGTTGGCGACATCATCAAATTGACAAACACACGCGCCGGGTGGACTGACAAAACCTTCGAGGTTGTCAACTGGTCATTCCAACCGCAAGGCGATCAGGGCTTAACCGTTAATATGGATTTGCGTGAAATTTCGTCAGCCGTCTTTGATTGGAACGCAGAAGAAAGCGCATTCGAAAGAAATAACACCGTTCTGGCTGATCCGTTTGATGTGCCGCCTATTGGGTTAAACATTCGCTCTGAAGCGCGTGTTCTCAACGAACACTTAACGAACGTTATTATTGCAACCGTCACATCTGACGCACCAGAACGCATCGATCAAATCGAAGTTCAGTTTAAAAAATCAACAGATGCCGATTTCCGTTTGGCTGGATTTGGCGAACTTGGCATCACAGAAATATTAGACGTTGAAGATTCCGATTATGATATTCGCGCAAGGGCGATCAACACGTTCGGGATCAAGGGCAGTTTCTTGACACAAGACAACGTGACTGTTGAGGGTCTTGCTGATCCACCAGCAGACGTTGACAACTTCAGTTTCAACGTTTCATCGGCTGGCATCCATCTTGAATGGGATGCCGTTCCTGACCTTGACCTGTCTTTTTATCGTGTTCGTCATGCTATCGCTGAAAGCGGCGCAACGTTTGCAAATGCGACAACTGCTGTCGATAAAGTTGCGCGTCCCGGTAATAGTGTCACCGTCCCACCGCGTTCAGGAACTTATCTTATTAAAGCGTATGACAAATCTGGCAACCAATCGGTCAACGCCGCAAGCGTTGTCATCCGAACCGAAGATTTAGATGTTTTCACAAACACCGACACACAAACAGAACATTCATCATTTAGCGGCACAAAGACAGGATGCAACGTTGATGGTGCAAGCCGTTTGAGAATAACAGACCCATCATCTGCGCCGTCATCAGCAACTTATGACTTCAGCAACTACATCGACACCGGGTCGGTTCGTGTTGCCCGGGTCAATATGGATGTTGATGTTCTGCGGATTAACGATGCGGCGACAGATACATTTGACACATTGACAGGTTTGTTTGATGCGTTGCCGGGCAACTTCGATGACCTAACTGGCGGTTCATCATTTGCTGACGTTAATGTTATCCAATTTGTGTCAACAACAGACGATGACCCGGCTGGTTCACCAACTTGGTCAGATTACAAGCGTTTTAAGTCTGGGGACTTTTCTGGACGCGCATTTCGGTTTCGTGTAGAATTGCAATCAACGGCAGACGACATCACCCCAGCGATCGATGAGTTATCTGCAAAAGTGAGGTATAATTAATGTCCACGCATGATTATGTAATTGACGACCAGACAACGCCAGCGTTTCGTTCTGATTTGAACAACGCATTGGCGGCGATCGCGTCTAATAACTCAAGCACATCAGAACCATCAACAACATATGCTGGGATGTGGTGGCTTGATACGACCAACAATTATCTAAAAATCCGCGATAAGAACGACGCGAACTGGATTATTGTTGGTGAATTCGATGTTGCAAACAGCCGCTTTGAACTTGTCAGCAATAGTCTGACTGCGGCGTCTTCTGCTGGCATTGATGTTTTCAATTCTTCTGGCACGAAGATCATCGATCTTTTGGTTGCGTCGCAAGCGACAGCAGAAGCGGGAACAAACAACACCGAGATCATGACACCATTGCGCGTCAAGCAATCTATTGATGAAAATTCTGTTGGTTATCCACAGGTCATCACAACGCTGACAAGCGGATCAAGTTATTCGATCCCGGCTGGCGCACAAGCACTTTTGATCGAAGCGTCTGGTGGCGGTGGTTCTGGTGGTTCTTCGCAGTTTAGCGGAAACCATACTGTCAACGGTAATATTGGCGGCGACACAACAGTCACAAACGCCACGCTTGGCATTTCTATCACTGCAAAAGGTGGCGCATCTGGTCGTGGTTCAACAGGCGGCACAGCAAGCGTTTTGACCGGTGATAGCGGTGGTGATATTTTAAGGGCATCAGGCGCGGCTGGTGGTGCGCCGGGGATGAACAACTTCGATATTTCATGTTCATTCGGCGGTGATGGCAATTTGGTTCGCAAATATTTAACTGGCAGTAATATAGGCGGTCAGTCTTTGTCCTATTCGATTGGTGCTGGCGGTGCTGGTGCAACAGCCGGAAGCACCACAAGCGCACCCGGGCAAAGCGGTTTCGTTAAATTAACAATTTGGTAAAGGCTTAACGATGGCAGATAAAAAGATTTCAGAACTTGATGCTATTACTGGCGCGGATACCGCGTCGGATGATTTCTTTATTGTCGTTGATACAAGCGGCACATCCACAAAGAAGATCAGCCGCGCAGAACTAAACAACGCCATTGAACGTGATGTTCTTTCCACGATTAATATTGATGGCGGCACGATTGACAACACTGTTATCGGCGGAACTACTGCGGCGGCTGGTACATTCACCGATTTGACGGTTTCAGGTACGGTCACAGGAATCACAGAAGCAACAGGGAATGAACTTGAAAACGTTGTCGAGGACACCACCCCAGAGTTGGGCGGCGACCTTGACACCAATGGCAACGACATCAACTTTGGCGACAACGACAAGGCGCAGTTTGGTGCTTCGCAAGATTTTCAAGTTTACTTTGATGGCACAGCAACCAGAATGTATACGCCATCAGCAAATACCATCATAAGAACCGCAAAGTTAGATGTTCAAAATGGTGATGGTT